GTCATACGGTGTTGTGTTGTTGAAATCCATTTATTGATTCTCCTATTGAATGTATTTATACTTTTAATTATTTTGACGTCAGGCGAGGAAAGTGAGATCTCCGCCAGTGAGACCCGTGAACGAATGAAGTCTGACAGGAAGATACTGTGGGGATACGGCCTTTGCCACGTTGGTTTGAGTTCCTGTCAGTGTTGTGCCCGAAGCAGTGTAAAAAACCGGAGTGAATGTTATTCCACCAGCATTCAATGCAGTTGCAAGCACTGCAGAGTGCTTCGTGATGTTTGCTGCAGCTGAAGCGGAAGCTTGAGTTACTCCTGAGTTTACCCCGTCTGTTGCCTTCTGTACAGATACGACTTGTTTGTGAATTCTAGACATTGGTATTGATTCTCCTTGTTTTGTTTATTTATAATATTTGAAATTTCTGATTGATATTATTTATTTCTTTTGATTTGTCGACTGATTGCATTGACGTATGCTTCCATGATTGGTTCAGTGACATTAACACCGGTAGATGTTTTTGGACTTTCCAGTGTTTCTTTTATTTCAGAAGCACCTGAACCAAAGTACGATTCTTTCAAGATATTTAATTTTTCCGCGTATTGTTCCGGAGAATCAAAATCAAGACTCTCAGATAATGTTGCAAGTTTTTCTTTTTCAGTATCAGTCAGTCCTTGAGAAATTTTCGAAAATTGTTCGATGCATAATTGGGCGCCCAGGGCACTTCGAAGTTGAATATTTTCAGAGATAGCAGAGTTAACTGCATCTTCTAATTTCGAATTTGTTTCAAATAAATCATCCACAATATCTACTTTTTCTTCCGGTACTTCTATATAAGAATTTTCAAACAATTCCTTTAACCCTGAAATAAAGTTCTCAGCAATTTCTGTTCTGAGACCCTTTTCTACTTCGACTCGATTTTCCTCGAGCCATTCTTTGCTGACTTCAGTTAAATATCGATCTACCAATTCAGTGAGATTTTGCAAACCAAGGCTGGTTGCCTTTTCTGTTTCTTCTTTTATCACTTCGGCACTTGCAGCAATTAAAGAATTTTCAATATCACTGACTCGTTCAGAAACAACTGCCTCGAAAATAGTTTGTGCCTTGGTTTTAAATTCTTCTGTTAAAGATTCTCCGTTGAAAAGAACTTGAATATAATCTTCTGTTTTCATTTTTTTATCCTCGTCTTCGGTTTCGTCTTCGATTTCGTCATCGGTTTCCTCAGTTTCGTCTTCGGTTTCGTCTTCGATTTCGTCTGTGGGTTGTTGACCACCCATCACTGCACGAAGTGCAGCATCCCATGAGCCACCACCGGGTCTGAGTGTTGCCATATTTGCCGGAGCCTGTCCGTCTTGTGCGACAGCCCCAGCATCAACAGAACCTCTTCCACTTGCGTCTTGATCTCCACGACCACTAAAATCTCTTACTCTTTGTTGATTGTTTTGCACAGTCATATCCTCCGTTTTGTGTGATATTTATAATTTGGAATTATTACAATTATAAACCGTTAATGAATTTTTTAAACAGTTTGAGTGTAGTTTCTTCTAGACGTCTAGAAGGAGTATTTTTAATTTTTTGATGCATCTTGGATATTTCTTCTTCTCGTAGAAATCCGTTGTCCCATACCCATTGTTTTCCTTCTAAAATACCGTTGACAAATGCACCAGGAGCAGACGGATCTGCAACGATATCTATTGCAGACAACATGAAATCTGGTTGAACTTCATTCACTTCATTGATTTTTTTCAAGGAACCCATTCCACGAGAAGATACTCCGAGACGAGCTCCTTCTTCGATTAAACTCTTTGCAATATTGCCCATGGGAGTGGATAAAATTTTTGCTCGGCCGATGACATCGTTTCCAGATTGCCGTAATTCTGTTATCATGTGAGACACACGATCCAAATTAACGGTTGGACTCGACGGATGATTTAATTCGCCGAAAGATCGTTTTTCTCGAATAAGATCTTTGGAGTATCGCTCGCATTCTTTCATTAAAATTTTTGTGGGATATTTTCTGCCGTTGCGATTAACGGTTTCCGCCTGAAGCATTATGCCCTCGATGAAATACGACTTGGGTTTTCCTTCTGTTGCCTCTTCTATTACAGGCTTTACCCAGTCAAAAGATTGTTCTGTTATTAACAGCATTTATTTTTTATTCTTTGCAATAGCTCTGCGTCGTGCCATCAAATATTTGTCTTGTTCATCCTCTTCTCCATCATTGTTCACGTCTCGGTCTTCTTCGCCAACAGGATCTGTTTCGGGTGTGTCATCTGTTTCTTTTTGAACACCGGGAGCACTTTCCATCAGACCTGATGCTAATTGTTTTAGTTGTTCTTCTAAAACTAATCCAATCTTTTCGGCCATTGCCTCTTTTACTAATTTTTTAATTTCATATGGCTTGTTTAAAAAGGCAGATTCTATTATTTTTTGAGAGTAATTCATAAGTTCTCCTATTTATAATTTAGTATATTTTGAATTTGCTGTGGATTTTCTAAAAATAAGTTATTTAATTGTTTTCCTTTGTATTTAATCCCCACAGTATCTATATAGGTTTTTATTTTCATCGCATTGTGTGGCGATATAAAATACAAGTTTTTATTACGAAATTTCAATCTTTTTGGAACTTTTGATCTGCTTGCAAATTTTAAAAATTCATAAAATCCGTTATCGTAATAATTGAAAATATTACTGTAACGGTTTGAGTCAGATTCAAGATTCTTTTGTTTCGTTTTCATTTCCATTCATTTCTTGTTGTTGTTGCATTTCACGTGCCTGTTGTTCCATTTGTTGTTGTATTTTTATTTCTCGTTCTTGTGCCATTTCTTGATCCATTTGAATCATTTCTTCGTCTGTTTGATTCAAAATTTGTTTTCTGATGTATTTGTCTGAAAAAAAGGTTCCTGACATCTGACTCAGTATTCCCAGCATATCAACTTTTTCTTTCAAAATTTCGTTGTCTTTCAATTCATCGAAATACGAATCTTTATTGAATTTAAAAAATATGTCTTGATTTATAGACTCCCAATCGGCAGTTGTCATTATTCCTTTAAGTATGCATTGTTTTTTAAGCAAATCCAGAAACAATGTAGAAAATTGTCGTCTAAGTCTTTCAATGAATTTGAAAAATTTAACTTCGTCTCGGGTTATTTCTCCCATCCTGCCCATATTGAATCCGTTTTGAGCCTCAAGGCGACTGAGTGGAACATTGAGAGAACGAAACAATTTCTTCAACAAGTAATCTACATCTTCCAATTGACCCAATTGGTGTCCGCCGTCGAGTGTTGTGATTTCTGTTCCTCGGCCCCCTTCTCTGCGAGGAATCCAAAAATCTTCCAACATGGAATTGTGATTCCAGTCGTCTCGTATCATTCCAGTTTTAGGATCGTATGAAAGTTTGTTTCTGTATCGAACCATGAGATCTTTCATGTATTGTTCTGCCTTTTGTTTGGGCAAATTTCCCACATCAACATAGAAAATTCTTCGTTCCGGCGCACGGGACATTCTATAGATCACAACAGCATCTTCGATTTGTCGAAGCATGTTTAAGGGTCTAATTGCTTTGTGCAAGTAACCGACAACTTTTTTCGTTGTTTGATCGATGATTCCAGAATGTATATAAGTTATAGAATCCACTGAAATTTTTAAACCGGCATTGGTCGTTGGAATGAGACTGTCTACCGTCATGTCTGTGTACAAAAAATGTTCGTCTACGGATTTGATAACATACACCTGCGTAGTTGGGTTTATGTTTTTTAATTCTTTTTCCACTTTTCTTATTTTTGTAATTTTAGTGGGATCTATTGCTCGTAATTCTTTTATTCCTCGGTCTGGTCTCTCTGTGTCGATAACGTTATGAAAATATAAACGTCCATCAATGTACCATCTTCTGAAATATTCATATCCCTTGTTTGTGAAATTTAGTAATTTGAGAATGTTTCTGTATTCTTCGTGTATTTTTTGTTTTATTTGAGGAGACATATTGACTCGACTCAGATCCAATTTTGCAGCCTCACCGTCTTTGTCGAATACCAAAGATTCGTTGATGATGTCTTCTATTGCTATGTCTACTTCCGGATAAAGAGACATGGAACGATACTGTCCTATAGTTTGTGCATCATTCGCGGTTGCTATTCCTCCTGCATCATACACGGATGCAATGAGACCGCCACTTTCTATAACATAGGTGCCGTCATACGAATCCGGAGAAACAAAAGAAGAGACTGACTTTGTTTCTGCTGTTAATCCAGATTCGTTATTTTTTCCGAAAGAAAAACCAAATATTTCAAATGCCATGCATTATTTATAAGAGTTGGTTAAAGATATAGGTGATAATCGTAGTTCATCGTCACAGTAAACTCAGAAAACGCGTCTGCCTGATCGTAACTCAGATCAATTGGACTGATATCTGACGGCCAACAATTGAACAATTTAAGACTCTTAGTGTAAGAACCACTCCCGGCACCCATAGACTGTCCTGTAGGAGTACTTGGTGGGGCTGTACCCTGGTGAAGAATGTCGTCCCAATTGACGATCCAGTTTATTCCGGTTCCGATATCAAAACGATGCCGGTTGTTCACTGGATCATTTGCCTGGGTGATCCAATCTTCAAACAATCTTCTAATATTTGTGCTTCCGGCATTTGCGTCATACACTTGAATAACCCATTCGCCGAATTGTCGTTCTCCGCCAAATTTTATAATTCTTCCTTGATGGCCCACTGGTATAAAATTAACAATAGAACCAGGAACAGATGTTGCTTTGGCGTATATTCTGAATGCTCCGGCATCAAGAGATCCCAAGCCCCCGGGTATTGCGAAATCAATACCGTATCGATTAGATCTAGACGCTGAGAACCGATTTCTGAATTCTTGTACATCTACCATTTATTTTTTCCTTTTAATTATACGTATGATAATCGTATGCCAATGTGAGTGTAAACTCAGAAAACGCGTCTGCCTGATCGTAACTCAGATCAATTGGACTGATGTCTATCGGCCAACAATTATGCAAATTAAACGTTTGAGTAAAGTCATTTGCTATTCCTCGCCCGTGACCGTCATCGGTGTCGAACCATTGGATTTTCCACGGAGACTGCGATGCAGTATTCAATCGTACTTCATGGGCCTTTGATGAATTTGTTAATTCGATCCAGTTTTCCATGATTTGACGAATGCTGGAATTGGATTGACCACGAATAGTTCCATCGTATACTTGAAAAACCCATTCGCCGAATTGTCGTTCTCCAGCAAATTTAATTACTCTGCCCCGATAGCCGACAGGAATCATTCCTATTTGAGTTCCTGGAATCGAAGTTGCCTTTGCAAACAAAGTCATGTGCTCGACATCCAGGCCTAAATTCTGCCCTAATGGTCCAACGGGGTTAATTAAATATCTATTGGACCGAGATGCTGTGAATGCTGTTCGAAACGTATTGATGTTTTGGGGTCCTGGCATTTAATTTATTCTCCTACTGATATGTGGGTTGTTTTATAAAGAACCGCCGTTTTCTATTATTATTCCACCCTCGCCTTCTTCTCCACGAGAAACGGTAATTTCCACCTCTCGTATGAGTGTTCCAAACACCAAAAGAGCCTTTGCTACAAACTTTCCTGCAGCAATTATTTCGGGTGTATTGTTGCTTTCGTTGCAAATGATAGTGAAGTTTCGTATTGCGCCGGATGCCCTGATGCTTTCTATCTTGGCTTCTGCGCGAGAAAGGAATTGCGATCTTGTTGCTTCGTTGTTTATTTCGAACAACACTTCATAGGCAAGAGGAACAAGTTCGATTTTAACTTCATTGATGGTTCGAATAACATTGATTCTTTCAGAATCTGTTACGAGATCATTCAACAACAAAGTACCAAATCCGTTAATGTTCTTGCAGTAATTTACTCCTTTGGCAGTCAGGTTTGATATCTGACTGTCTGTGAAATTGGTTTCAAGTGAAACCACACTTTTTACGACTCCTCGTTGTGTCCCGGCTGGAGCTTGCCAGTAATTTGTGTTGGCGATTATTCCAGCAACATCTGGTGCGAGATGAGTTGTGAGTAAAACTGGACTGGTGCCGGAATCAAACTGGATACCGTTATGTTTCTTTTTGCCAGCAATTGCAACAATATGAGAATCTGAAGTTATTCCGATGTTACCACTGCTTCCAAAGGGGTAAGTGATTCCGGCTGAAACTATACCAATAGTTGGAGTTTCTTTTGAGCGCAAAATACTAATTGCATTGTACACATCCGAATTTGCTGTGATTGCGGTGTACGTGTTACCACTCCAGCCACTGGCAGATCCAGAAATTTGAAACAGGCAAGAAAATCTGTTATCAGTATACATTGGAGCTTCTGCCGTCACAGAAGAAATTACAGATAATGTTGGGGCACCAGTTGTTCCTAATGGACCCAGTGGACCAGTGAAACCGTTTCCATTGATTAGTCCAATGACAACAGTTTGTCCGTATTCTAAAGCATTTTTAACGTTCCACCATTCTTCTGCCCAGTCTGCACTCAACGACAGTGTTCCGCCGCTTGAGCTTATAAATTGCCCGCCAGTGATGCCGTATGGTCCTGTTTTATTTAATATTCCTTTTATGCCTGCGCCGCCGCTGTTTCCTGCAAGAAGTATGGCGTCTGTGGTGTTTGATGGTTGAGTCACACCATATGCTCGTTGAAGCAGTAAACGAACTCTTTCGTACCAAGCACTTTGAGTGTTTTCTACGATGTATGCTTGGGCCAATTCACTCGCAGTTGCAAGCTTGTCAAGACCAGCGCGTGAAATGCATCCTATTTTTTTATCGCCCCCACTTGTGGAAGGCAAAACGACTGGACTGTCTGATTCAATAAAGGTTATTGGCATGGGATCTCCTTAATAATTTGTTTTATTTATAATTCTGAGAATTTCAGAAATATCAAAAAAATCCATTTTGTTTGTATAGATCTATCCATCTGTGGTTGTCTCTCAGAGAATTTGTGTCCACATTCATCCAATTATCTTGAGTTTTGGAAGGATTTAAATCTTCAAGTGAACTTTCTCCGGTTATTATATATCCGAAAGGAAGAAATTCTTCTTCTATTTTTTTGATATCTTCTTCATAAATTTCCATTCGAACATCGTGATTTGTTAAATTTTTAAAAAATTCCTGTCGTGTTGCCCACGAAAATAAAACAAGTGTCATTACAAGATCATCGGTATATCCGTCTTCTGCACGATACGAAGAATGGTCTGCAACAAATGTTGTCAGTTCTTCTATTATTTCTGCGTCTTCTACAACGAGTTTATCATTTTCTATTAAATTTTTTAAAACAGAACATCCTATTTTTTTGACAATTTGACTGGTTTTAATTCCTAGTTGATGGGTTTTAGAACTGGAAAACCCTTCAGTTAAGATTTGGCCTTTTCTTCCTCTGACATTGCTGCGAATCAAGTTCTCGTAGTTGAGATCCTGATGAAGAATATCAGCAACTTGTCCGCCGATGTCATTCAATTCCACCATTACGTGACTGTTATTGTATTTTTTTCCAATAGAACAAATAATAGACGGAAACAACAACGGAGAAACTGTATTATTTCTGTACTTGGCAACAACACGATAGGGCATCTCTGTTATGTCGATAACAGTCAATGCACTGTAGTCTTTTCCTTGACCACGAGAAACATCCACGACCGTATAGTAAACATGATCTTCTGTTTTTTCTGTTTTTTTAATAGGTTCTTCGAATATGGTGACACCGTCATTTGATTTGTATTTAGGCTTTTTCCAAACAAGACAATTCAATTTATGCGATGAAATCAAAGTGTTGGTTGATCCTATAAAATCGCAGACAAATTCTTCTTGAAATTGACGTTCTGATGAATTTCGTATAGTTTCTTGTTTCCACACCTCGTCCCGTAGTGGTCCTCCTGGATATTTTGGAACTTGATTCCATGTGACTTCTATCGGAATGTATTCGTTTTGCTTGCTTTGTGCGCCCTTCCAGAAGTGATAAAACATATTTAGGCCTTTTGGTGTGGAAATCATAATAACTCTTGTGGTTTGGCCTGCTGTTATTGTGGGATAAACTGAACTAAAAAATTCTTCTGCAACAGAGGTAGGAACGTGTGCGTATTCGTCCAATAAAATAACATTATAAGATCCTCCTCTAATTGCACTGGATGAAGTTGCTGCTGCAATTATTTTTGCGCCGTTTTCCAATACAATTGAGTGTTTGTTCCATTCTTTTACTCCTTGCTGAATCCACTTCGGCAAATATTCATATGATAATTTCAATCTTGCCAAAATATCTCTCGCAGTAGATTGTTTATTTGCAAGTATAGCAACATTAACACTTTGATTGAACAAAACATAATGCAACAAATAAGATGCAACTGTTGTGGTTTTTCCACTCTGTCTTGGTAGTTTTGCTATAACAAATCTGTTTTTGTGTATGGTCTCAATCATATCTTTTTGATACGGATACATTTTAAAGTCCACCAAACCTTTGTCTAGGGAGATGACTTTAATATATTTTGTCACGAAATAAACGGGATCCTTGGAACATCGTAAATACTCTTCGACTTGTTCTTTTGTGAATTGTAAAGATTGGCCCTCTGGCTTAAGATTTGGATTTCCGAGATAACCGGGTCTTTTCATTATTAAATCTCTTCTTCTATTACTTTAAGTGGACTTCTTTCGTGATTTATGAGATTCTGTAATTCTGTGGTGGATCCAACGTATATGGAATTGTTTGTGGTATTTTTAATAGTGACTTTTTTGGATTGAGCATCTGTTAACTTTTCGTGAATTTCTATTAAATCTTTGTTCATATCACTCATAGTTTTAATCATATTTGTTAAAACTTCATATGCTCTTGGAGAGTCTGATTCTGTTGCCACTTTTAATATTCCGTCAATCGCACCCATTCCGTTCGAAATAAGTTCTTTTATATTTTTTCTGGCAGCCTCAAAATCATTTTGTAAAGGAGTTTCTGGTGTTTGTATGGATAGATCTGGTGTTTTGTTTTCTGTGACAATTATTTCTGATTTTAAATTATTTTTTAACGACTCTTCAGCTTCAAATGGAATATCCAAAGCATCTGATATATTTTTATTTGATTTAATCATCCCGTATTTCCTTGATAAAAATTAGCAGAAGTGAAACCTATTGTGGAATTTCCGGTAAATCCTAAATCTGAAACAAAGTCAGAAAATTGATCTTTATGCAAATTAATATCTATATTTTCTATATACGGCCTATTATCTGTCACTATAGGACTGTATATGTAACTCTTCATGGTAAAAGATAAAGTAGAAACCAAAGCTCTTCTGGAGTCAAATGATCCATCGTATTCTTCGTTCACAGCAACGTCATTCAGTACAATGGGAATATCCACTTTAGTGTTTAGGGGAGTCATGTTGACACTCACTGTAAAATCTGGAGCAAAATATGGAACTATTTGTTCTACGATTTGTAGATTGTGTTCAATATTCCTAGAAAAACAATATAAAGCAACAGTAAAATTATAAGGAGCTTCAGAATACGATCTGAGTTTCGCTCCATTTATTATTTTTCTTTTTTCTGATATTCTATTTATTCTTCTGCTTGGATCATATTGTAAATTCATAATCTCAAACCCTATTCGAGGTAAATCTGCCTGAATGTGTGTTTTGTCTGTAATTCCACTTTCTTCGATTATGAGTCTAATAAATTTTTCTTTCGGTCCATAGCTTATCGGAACTCTTCTTTTTTGTATTGCTCCGTTTCTTTCTGTTTTTGTGTAAATAGAATTGAACAAAGATCCAAAAATTATAACATGTTTTCGTATCGAATCGTTAAATTGATTATCTAATATTTGAGTAAACATCAGTAATTTCCTTCAGAAAATGGATCTATATCAGTAAAATCAAATATTTTAATGCCTCCTGCTTGAGTGGAATCGTTGTCTCCTCCCAGTTTCGATGTGAAAGGATCTTGAGATATGCTGGTATCGCTCGGAGAAGTACTTCCTTTGAAATAGTATTCTGCACCAGATTCGGCTCCTCGTATGGTTTGATTTGAGGCGAAAGAAAATCCACCACTTATTTCAATGAGATGAATTGCATTTTGTGTAGAACCTTTAATGAAATTAAGTAGTGTTGCAGTGCTTGTTGCATTTATAAAAGATCCTCCCGTGATTCCAATTATCTGAAATACAGATTCACCGTTTACTAGGTTGTTTCCGGAGATTGGATTTAAATCAATAAACGCATAGGTAGTTTTTTTATTTCTTAGTTTTTCAACTTCGTCAACATCTGTTATTCCGGTATTAATAACTTCTCCACTATAAGCAAACAACTCTAAGGTTAATGTGTAAGTAGTCAATCCCCCCAGTTGATAAAATGGAAATTCGTCTTCTACATAATTTATTTCGAATAAAGATTTAGAAAGAGGCAAATAAATTAAATCGCCAGCTCTTGGTTTTACTATTTCTGTTCTTTTGAGCTTTACTTCTTCTTCAAAGCGTTTTTTTGAAATCAATACAGTGGCACGATCTGTTATTTGAACCCCAAATTTCATTATGATATCTCTGTTTCCTTCAAATCGATCTACGTTTACTAAATATGCTTCGAGTGGATATCCTTCTGTAAATTTCGATTCCGGATCTTCGCCAAACAAATTATCAACAACGAGATAATCTCTCGGAATATACAGAATATCTCTGCCTGTTGCTTTAATTGTTTCTATCGTCAAGTCGTCGATCAATTTTTGCTCGGTTAAAGAGTCATATGATTTAAAATACGGATTAGTTGCCATTAAATTATCCTATAAAGAAATCAGAAGGCATTTCGTGCGTGGATATCAGCTCTTGTTCAATTGCTTGTATTTCTGCAACTGCCTCTTGCATGATTGCCCCTCCCCTTGTACTAATTCCTCCTGGCAATTGAACCCCGTCGAATTTTGACATATTTGTGCCCCACTGTTTTTTTATCAAAGCAGTAACATATTTTTTCAATAATCGATCATCATATATTTCAGTATATGTTTCTGGATTCAGTGCAGCATATGCCTCTATAATCATATAATCTCCAATCCGAACATCTTCCATTGTTCCATCAATATAAATTCTATTTTTTACTTTACTGAAACGTATTGCCTTTTCAGGCGAAAAAAATTGTTCAATAAGATTAATATACCTTTTTGTGGAAGAGTATTGTGGAAGTCCCAAAGAACTCTGTGATGCCAACCCTCTATTGATGCCAAAGTAATCTGTTAGTGCCATTTGATATCTAACATCAAACATGTTAATGTTTGCAAAATTACTATGACGAAACAAACGAATAACACTTACAATTGTGCTGCCATTAGGACCGTCTCCTGTTATTCCTGATGGAGAATTTAGTTGATCTGTATCAATATACGCTTTTTTGATATTATCTTCGGTTAGTGCGTGCTTGAAATAAACTTTCTCTACTCCATCAAAATGTCTTTCTGCAAAAAGTTCTAAAGCATCGTCTACCCGATCTTGACATTGCTGATAATCCACATTTATTTCTATTACAGGGTGACCCAATGCACGGAGTGCATATTTAATAATACCGTCTTTGGAATTAATATTTCCCATACATTCTCCTTGTTTATTTATAAGGAAAATGAATTAGATTGAATTATTTTGATTGTTCTGTCGGAGGATTTGGAGCTTCTGGTGTCGTCACGGAAACCGACTGAATATCTTCGAATTGCATGTTCTCGATGTAATATCTTCGAGTTATTGGAGATATAGCTTCTTCTGGTGAAGATTCTGTGTAATTATTAAATCCTGGCATTTGTAAAGGACAATTGACTTTGGGATAATCCAGTTTAGAGTACTCGGTTTCTGCTGCATTCAACCAAGTCATAGGTTTATCTCCACACCCGCATCCACCGCAGAAAAATTTACCTTCTGTTTTACTTTTTCGTAAGAATTCACACGGAGGCAATTGTCCTCCTGTGTTTTTATTTCCAAAACAACTCAAGACCCGTAGTTGTTTAAGTTCTATTGATACTTTATTGTTTTGAACTCCTCTTGATGCCAATGCAGATACAAAACTCTTTGCCATTTTAAACATACCATCTGGGTTTTCTATTTCTCTTGTTTTAAACTCGGGTTGGGTCTCGGGTTGAGTTTCCGGGGAAACAGATGATTCGGATTGTGATACTGGTTCCGTTTGTTCTTTCATAGTAAATACCTCGTATAATGTATGTATATTTGAAGAAGTCTTTGGAGTAGAATTATATTTTAAATTATTTGAAATGTTTTCATCTATCGCATCAACATTTTTTATCACAGAATTGAATTTATTTTCTTGTACCTGTTGTGTTGGTTGAATATCTTGCTTGATATTTTTTTCTTCTTTTTTGCAATGGTCTCCAATGCAAGGTTTATTTTTATTGCAACCACACGACATAATTACTACGAAGAACACGGATTAGTACACGTAACACCACTACAGAATGCATGGGTTGTTCCGCCCCACCGGAGACATAAATTTTTAGGAACTTCTGTACATACTCCTTGAATGCAACATGCAATCAATTCAAATGAGGTTCCACTGGGTGCAGCTTGTTGGCATGTCACGTATGCATAAAATGTGCTTCCGGTAGTCTGACAATCTTTATAATTAATGTAATCCAGACATGTTGTTGTGGAATGACAAGCTCCTTGAGTGTAGGCCGGAAATTTTGAATTTTCGTAACCTGCATGAAAGACTTCTGCAGTTATACCGGAACCAGAACTGTGTTTTGTACAAACTATAATATTTTTTCCTGGATATAATACCGAACTCGCCTGTCTAAATTTAACACTCGACGGAAAACCAGTCAGTCCGTCTGATACTATAAGGGCAAAAGTAGATATCTCATTCGAGTTAGTATTGCCATCAAATCCAGTAAATCCTGTGATGTTGGTTGCTGAAACATCTGTTATTGAATTAACATCGAGAATTGAAGCACTGGATGTTTTACTTCTGTTTGTAAATAAAACAGAATTTGTAGATCCTGTTCCCGGATTTAAATGCAAATACAACGATTGACTGTTTCCAGTGAATCCGTAATCTGTGAATTTAGTTGTAGTATTGGTGTCGAAATATAAAATTCCTCTGACAGAATTCGGACTTCCAACCGATAATGTTCCTCCGGTGGCATTGATTGTTATGAAATCCGCATCTGATGTTACTGATATTCCTCCGGTAGTGCTTACTATATTTTTAAATCGAAATTTAACTGAATTTGTTTCATACGATGCATCAACAAACAACGATGATCCCGGAGTAGCTGTTATTCCGTCTCCAAAGAAAACAGTAGCGCCCCTAATCAATGATGCATCGAATGTAAATCCTGTTGTTCCTGAAGTGATTGTTACAATATCAGAAGTAACAGAATTCTGACTCAGAGTTAAAATAAAGCTTGTCAGAGTCGTTCCGGTGTTTCCTGTGCTTCCAA